TGACCCATACGACATCGACATCGACACGCGGGTAAATCCATTCGACCTCAACACCGCTTCGTATCTAAACCACAAGCACATCTATGTGCCGCTGCGAAAGATTCTTGCCAACAAGTCGTACAAGCAAGAAGGTAAAGATATGTTGAAGCATTACCTCGCTTCTCGTGAAGGTACACTCAAAGCTTCAGACACAGAGCAAGAACGATTCTTAAAACAAGAGCGTCTTCGCTCTATTGGTGCGTCTAACTACGACGAGTACTTTTCTACTGACATTACTATCGAACTCAACCGTTCGTACAAAATGATGTGGTCAGAAGAAGAAAAGAAATTTGTTCGTCACCTCATCATCATCGCAATGGACAACGCAATTCTTTATTGCGAGCCGCTCAAAAAAGCTATCGGTATCGACTACCTCCCGTGGGTAACGTGGGGTTCAGACCCAGACATCAACGACATCTGGTCAGACGGTGTTGCCGACTCAGTCCGCACCGTCAACAAGGTCGTCAACATGTACTTCTCGCAAGACTTGGAGAACCGTTCTTACAGCAACTTTGGAATGTACTTCTTCAACAACTTGAACGGCTCATTCCAGCCGCAAGCGTTTGAAGCAAAACCATTTGGTATGTACGGCGTGCCGGGCAACCCAGACGAAATCATCAAGCAGATGAAGATTGAGCCGCTTGAAGACGCAGCTTCTTCAATCGAATATTTGAAGAATATGGTCCAATCTTCTGTAGCCCAAACTCCTTCAGAGCGAGGTGAGCAAACTAAGTCTCGAACTACACTTGGAGAAATCGAACTCAACCTGTCAGCTTCACAAGGACGAAATCAAGTTGTTGCAAAACAATATCGTTCAGCGTGGGAAGAGTGTGGTCGTATCTGGTATGACCTCATGAAGAGCAATCAAATCGGCAACATGACGCTGTACAAGAAAGGCAAGAATGGCCAGACGTTCAGCAAAGACGTTTCGACAGCTGATTGGCGAGTTCCTGCCGGCTATGAAGCAAAAGCAATGTACAGAAGCGATAAAGAGGAAAAGGATGACAACGAGTTTCGCAAGTTGCAATTTGTTAAAGGTTCGTTTGAAAACAATCCCATTGCTCTTCGAATTGCTCGCCGAAAAGAGCTGGAGATTCTTGGTTGGGACCCAGATGAAATCGACGAAGTTATGGCTCTTGAGGAGCAAAATCAGCAGCAACCAATGGTTGGACCTGACGGAAATCCAGCTCAACTTAATCCACAGGAAGCTGCGGCACCTGACCCGGTAGAGACAGAACAGGGTGTATCATTAACTCAACCTACACAATAATGAGTACTAATCCCTTACAAGGGCTTCTGGGCAAACTGGGAGTTTCATCATACGACGAACTGAACGAAGAAGAACGCCTGACGTTTAACGCTTGGCGCGACGCTTTGGAAGGTCGTAAGATTACTGATGAAGATGTGGCTCGTTTCTTAGACGCTAAATTTTTAGAGTCTGTTGGTAAGGCGACCGACCCCCAGTCATCTGAGGATGTCCGACGCTTTTACCAAATGGAGGTACGACTTATCACTCAAATTAAAGAGTTTCTAGCTCTGCCTGAAAAGGAAAAACAGATGGTAGAAAATCAAATTAAAACACACAACTAATATGCAAAACCAATTTCAAGTTCCAGCAAAGCCTTGGACAGAAAATGATATCAAATTCTTGATGGCCAACGTATCAAAGCTTTCTGATGAAGTTAAAGAAGAGTTAGGTCTATCTACTACTAAAGTAGACACGAACGTAGCTTCAGCCGCGCGAGCAGATATTGAAAAACATGACCAAATTCTCACACCTCAAGGAGTAGTGAGTCAAGATGATGTAAGTCCTGGGACCACCACAGGCATCCGGCCTGAAGATGATTCTGTTCACCCTGCGGTGAATGGTTCTCCAGCCGGAGAAGCGGACGCTATTATCGAAGCACCAATTGCTTCAGATTTACCGGCGGCAGAAGACGCAACTAAAAATGACGGTAAACCTGTTGCCACAGAAGCAGCAGCTAAATTGGCAGAAGAAAAAGGTATCAACCTAGAAGAAGTTGTTCCCACGGGAGCTAACAACAACATTACAGTTTTCGACGTAGAAAAAACTGTTGACAACTCGCAACAAACACCAGCTTAATTGCTGTTATAATCTAAATAAGCCTAACCCGTTTGACCGGACGGCAAAACTACTATGAATACAATCACACCAAACCCCGAAGAAACTGTAGTGACTACCCCAGAGGGTACACCAGAAGCCGGGACGGAGCAGACGGAGACTGTACAAACCGAATTGGATGAGAATGGAAATCCAATTGACTACCGAAAGAAGTTCATCGAATCCTCGAAAGGAGCGCATCAGTTGCTCAAGGAAAAGGAGGAAGCTGAACGGAAGTTAGCTGAAGCTCTGAAAGGACAGGAGCCAGACGGTAAGGACCTAAATTTACAAACGCCAACCACTCAACAACCAACTACTCTCTATCCCGGTTTTGAAGAACTCGATGAATCAGAGAAGCAGCGTGTCACTACGTTTGCAGCTTCGATTCAGAAAGCGGCAACAGACCAAATGCAAAGTAATCCAGCTCTTGTGTTTGCTGAAAAGCAATACAACAATACTCGTTGGGAGGAAGCATTTGCTGAAGCGGCAACAGAGTACCCAGAACTGAAAGACATGAAGGATGACTTCAAGTCTAAGTATTTCCATCCCGGTCATGTACCCGATAATATCTCCGATATTATAAAAACTATGGCAAAAGCTGAACTCTTCGATAAAGCCCGAGCAATCGGCGCGGAAGAAGCGACAGAAGTAGCCCAGCGGGTACAATTGGAAGACCCTACAGGCGGAGATAAAACTCAACCTGCTACCCGGTCTTTAGCGCAGTGGCAAGAATTAGCTCGGACGAACCCTGTGAAATTCGCAGAGTCGAAAGAAGCTTACGAACGCGACGTAGCATCAGGAAAGCTTAAAGAGTAGCAACTGTTAGTGGTGGCACCCGCATAAGGCAAAACCACTATGAACAATCTTGCAGCTTTCACTCCAGTGAAGTTTTCGCTCAAATTGATTGAAGTTCTCTACAACGAGACTATCTACACTTTGATTGCGAACACGAAGTACGAAGGTGACATCAAAAACGCAGGCGACCGAGTTCGTGTACGAACCTCCGGGAAAATCAACCTTTCTCAGTACACTAAGCAAATGACTCTTGTAGCTCAGGAGCTTAACCCAACCGACGAAGACCTCATTATCGACCAGCAATTCTACTTCAAGTTTGTTGTTGACGATATTGATAAAATCCAAAATGACATTGACGCGATTGCGGAATACGCAGGAAACGCGAAGATGGACATGTCAGAACTACTCGACAGTGACCTTCTCTCATACGCTCGAAAAAACGTACACGGGAAAAACGCTATCGGTGGTAACTACTCTGCTTGAACAGTAGCTGTAGCAGCTGGCACTGGTGTTGTAACTGGTTCAGGTACAACTTTCACCGCCCAAATGGTTGGTGGTTACTTCTCAGCTGACGCTGGAGTAACATTCCAACTTGTTACTGGCTTTAACTCAGCAACTTCTATCGTGGTCTCAGACCTTGATGGTTCAGCTTACTCAGGAGACGCAGTAGCAAGTGGAGCAAGTTACGTTATCAACGCAGCTACTCCAATCACGCTTACAAAGGCCAACATCTACCAATACATGGTGCAACTTGGAACAGTAATGTCCCAACAACTTACACCACGTGAAGGTCGTTACCTTGTAGCCAACGCTGAACTTGAAGGGTTGATGCGACAAGCACCACAATTCATCCCAGCCGTTGAATCTGCATACGCAGAAGTCATCAAGAAAGGAATGATTGGAATGTTTGCGAACTTCCGAATCATCTTCTCTGAACTTGTTGACGGTGACAACACTAACGGTTTCTGGTTCCTTGCTGGGACTAAAGAATTCCTTGCATTTGCATCGCAAATCATGAAGGTATCTGTAGTCCCATCTGAGACTGACCCGAACACTTTCGTTACTACCTGTAAAGGACTCCTTGTATGGGGACGAAAAGTATTCGAAGGAAACCGAGGACGTGGAGCCGTTCTCCGAGCTGTTATCGACAATAGCTAGCTCCTTAGGCTCACTCAGCTACTGGCTGGGTGGGCTTATAGGATTTAGACATCCATCGTTATGACTACCAATGAAATTACAGCAGCAGCACGCCGAAAGGTACTAGAGACTACAGATGAAATCGTGAGCAACGAGACTGTTCTTTTGTACGCAAATCAGTCATACATTGAAGTCTACAAGCGAGTATTTACTAGCAACGAAATCAAGTCGGCAACGGTCGCCTGCACAAACGGAGTTTGTACTTTGCCTGCTAACTACGGGCGTATGTACACCAAAGCAACTGATGAAGAAGGTAAAGAATACGAAGAAGTATCTATTGCCGACTTCCATCAGTTCGATGACCTGCGGCCTGTATACACAATTCAGAACGACCAAATTTTGGTAAAAAATGAAGACGCAGCTTCACTTGTTGTTCGTTACTACGAGCAACCAGAAAGGCTTGCAGTAAATGTAGACCCGTCTATTGATGAGTACTTTCACGAGGTAATCGTATACGGAACTGTATGGCGTATTCACGAAGATCTCCAAGACGAAGAGCTTGCGACGTACTACCAAGAAAAATTTGAATCAGAGTTGTCTCGAAGAATCGGTAATCAGTCTCAGTACGAAGAAAGCAACCAGCGCGGTGGCGAGATGTTCGTACCGCAATCACTGATATAACCTATGCCTTATCGAAAACAAGAATTTGTAGAAGTATATGACAAACTAGCGGATATCATCGACGTTGATGATAGCCGTGGTCGTTCTGTGCCTGTCAATATGAACTTCATTGAAGAAGGTTTTTTGTCTAAAGATACTGGTTCTGAGTATCAAGGGGCTACTGATGACACTGTTGAGTCTCACTCTCCTGTTTATTACAAGAAAAAAGACGGAACTGAGTTTCAAATTCAAGCAAAAGGAACAAAATTGCAAGCTCTCAACACAACTACAGGTTTGTATGAGGACATCTCAGGCTCTCCAACATTCACTGATGGGGCGCGTTTTGGCTGGAAAGTCTACGATAATGAGCTATATGGCTGCAATGGAGTAGAAAATTACTTCAAATTTGACGGAACTGATTTTACTGAGTACGCATCTGCACCAAAAGGAAATGTCCTTGAAGTCTTTGAGGACCGTATGTTCGTTACTGGAGTTACTGACGAGCCATTAAGCATCTACTACACAGACGCTGGTACGGTAACAACTTTCCCGTCAGCAAACGTACTACAACCTCTTGGCACCGACCGAGTAAACGCGCTTGTAAACTACTTTGGGACGCTTCTTATTTTTAAAGACGACAGTATTTGGAAATTGACTTTTGTGTATGACCAAGTGGTTGCATTGTTTCTCCCAAAGTTGGAAGTCCAGTCAGGGAACTACGGATGTCCCTCACGTAAGGGTGTGACATGGGTTGAAAACGACATTTGGTTTTTTACCGGCCAAGAGGTTCGTTCAATTGGTTATCAGGACCAACAAATTGGTATTCTTGGAATCAATAACTCAGTTATTTCAGAAAATATTAAAGAGACGCTTCGAAACATACCGTTCGAACGCTTTGCACAATGCGCTGTCTTTTATGAAAATCGACGATTCTATTTGTCGGTGCCTTTGGCAAACGATTACAATGACACTACTTTCGTCTGTCACACTTTGCACCAAAACAACTGGACTAAATATGCAAACCGTATTAAAGCAGAATCTCAAGACTACTTCGAAATTGAAGGCGAAGTATACAGCGCAAAATCGTCAGCTCCTTACGGCATCGTAAAATGGAATGAAGACTTGCTCGACGACGACTCAGACTCATTTGCGTGTGAGGTTTTCTTTGACCGCATTGAAGACAAAGACTTTAACAAGTTTACGTTCTATCGCTACCTCGACTTGCAATTTAAAGACCTTAACGCTCGCGTGAAGGTTGTTGTTCGTACTGACCGTAACGACGGACGGACTGTTTCCGAGCGTGAATTTCTTGTTGGCTCTGATCCGATCAATGACGGCCTACCTCTTGGTTTGGTGCCTTTTGGCAGCCTCCTATTTGGAGACAGTTATGGATTCACTCTTGAGCTGAGTCCATTTCAAAAGCGTCGAGTTTCTTTTCTTGAAAAAGGACAAGCAATTACGATTGGTCTAGTTCACGACAATCCAGGAGAAACGTTTACGCTTGTACAGATGGCTATTTCCGGCCACCGTAAACCACGGAAAATGTTCAAACCATCAAATATTCTATCAGTATAGTGTTATAATTTTACTAAGTATGGCAATCTCACTCCCACAAAACTTCTTCCAAGAAAAAATCACCCTTCCAGTTTCGGCGGGTGCGACTAATATCTATATCTCAAATGCTCCCACAGCGGATTCAGGTATTCTAGTTCTCTCACCAGCTAACTCTTCTAAGCGTGAAATCGTTCGATTTACAGCCAAAGGGTCTGACGGTAGTGGTGCTTTCATTACTGTGACCGCAGCCAACCGTGGTCTTGGTGGAACTACAGACCAATCTCACTCTATTGATGAGCCGGTCTTTATGAACGTGACAGCTGAACATTTTGCTGAAATTGATACTGCTATTGAAGCCATTAATACTAATGGTGCGCTAGATGCTTCATCAACAACTAAAGGTATCGCAAAACTGTCAGTTGCTCCAGTAGACCCAGCTGACCCAAAAGCAGTTGGAGACAACGACCCGCGTATTCCTAACGCAGATGTAACGGCAGCTCTTCTTGGTACGCAATCTGCACCAAGTGCAAGTAATAGATTCATCACAGAAGAAACTTTATGGAAAGAGATAGACCAAGAACAATCTGTTCAAGACTCATCTATTCAATCTGGTCAAGCAGACACAATAGGTAATCGAAATAATATTGTTCAGAGCTTCACACCATCATTTGATAAAATTCGTGGAGTAAAGTTAAATAAACAGGCAGATGCAGGTACGTTTGTTGGTGATGTTGTTGTTGAACTTTTTGCTAATGACGCAGGAAACCCTGACACAGCTACAGTTCTTGCAACTCGAACAATTACAAATGCAGAATGGGTAACTATTAAAGAAGGTGAATTTGAGGTTTTGTTTACCACGGAATATACAACTATGGTTGTAGGAGATATTTATTGGATTCGAGTCAGTACAAGTACAGCTGATAGTTCAAACTATATTAATCTTGGTACAGACTCAGGAGCTTCTTATACTGATGGAGAATTAAAGTTTAACAATACTACTGACGGTTATGTTTCTCAAGCAGCAGATTTGTATTTCAAAACTTTGAGAGGTTATACCGGATTAATTAGAGGTTTAGACATCCAAGAATTTAGTTTTTCAGGAGTTTGGAAAAAACCAGAAGGTGTTACTAAAGGTCCTGTAATTGTAGAAATTTGGGGAGCAGGAGGTTCTGGTGGGGCAACAAAATCACTTAATGACAGTTATGCTTATTCAACAGGTGGTGGGGGAGGAGCTTACGTTAGGATGGTTATGGACATTGCTGATTTAGATGCAACTGAAACTGTAACAGTTGGACTTGGAGGAGCTGCTACTGTCTCAGCTGCTATTGATAACAGTGATGCTGATGGACTCCCTGGTGGAAGTAGTTGGTTTAAAGAATCCTTTTTTGCAGCAGCAGGAGGAGGTGGTGGAGATTCAGTAAGTAGCGACAGCAACCTTTCTCGAACTGGAGGTGTAGGTGGAGCCGCTCTAGCAACTCTATTTCAATCAGAAGCAGGCTCAGACGGTGGAGATATTAACACAACTTCAACATCCAGAGGAGCGCAAACAGTTAAAGCAGGGGTCGGCGGTTCAAGTGCTGTAAACAGAACTGGAGTTTCTTATCAACAGCCTTCACAGTCTGCTCGATTAAGTCCTTCTATTGGAGGAGCTTCTATTGCGACCGGAGGTACTGAAGACATCGTTGCTGAAGATGGACAATTCGGAGGAGGAGGAGGTGGTGCTGCAAAATGGAATAACACAGGAACAGCAACTTCCGGTAAAGGTGGGGATGGTTTTGTTCGAGTAACAACAATCTTATAATATGGCTACACTATCAAAAGAAGACCGACGAAAAATCTCAGACTCACTCAGTGAGCTTACTCGTCGTCTTGAGCAATTACGTGATACTGCTGCCGCAAACGGTGGTAGTCTTCCTGCTGCACCATCAGGTCGTGTAGCTGGTGCTTCTACAGATGTTCCAAGTGGACTAAACGCAGCTCAGCTCGGTGGGGCTTCTGGTGTAGGTTTCGAAGACGAAGAAACACAAGGCATCATTGCTGA